ATATTAATAAATTGGTATTGGCAGAGTTCTTTAGTTTTGCAATCGCTCGCCATGTCAACATAAGTGCCATGTCGATACGTTGTTTCTCACCTTCCGAGAAGTTATGGTAACTAAACTCATCTCTGTGTCTAGATTTTATCACTTCCTTGAATGATTCGTCAAGCGTAAAGTTTACAAAGAAGTCTAAACTTGCCAGATATTTGTTTACCAGTTTGTTTATTATAGGAAGATATTGTTTGATGATCTTGGTTTTAATACCAGAATCTTTTAACAATGTTGATGCAACCTCATAATAACTTTTCTCATCTAATAACCGTTTAAGTTCTTCTGTTAAAGACTTCAGGTTATCTTCCAGTTGTTTTAGTTCTGTACTATCTTGTGTGTCTTGTGTGTTCTGTAATTCTTTTATTTCATTCTGCAATCTTTTAATATACTTTTGTACTTCTTTGATTGTAGTATTCTTAGTTGCCATTTCTACTTGCAACTTCTGAATTTCTTTTTGCACCTCTTTGATTGCGTTCAGACGTCCTTGTTCCGCTTCCATTTTGTTTCTAAGGTCTGATAGTCCGGTCTGACAATCTGCAACTTTGACGTTAAGAGATCCAATTTCTGATTCCTTAAACTCCAAGGCAATCTCTTGCCTACAGGTTGGACAACTTCCATTACTCTTGAAGAAATCGATATTTGATAAAAATTTGGATACGTTGCTTTCAATTTGCGATTCAAGTTTCGTGTATTTCTTAATCTTACTCTCAATCTCAGTTTGTGATACAGTAGAGTCGATAAGCCCGGAAATCTTCTGCGATAGCTCAGTAATGTCCGCATGTAGGGTTTGTAGAATTTGAGAATTATTCGATATCTCTGCATCATATTCCTTGATCCTTATTGTACGATCTTCTTTCATTTCATCGTCATGTTGTTTCTTCACTTCATATATCTTCTGATTGACATCAATGTTGTGTTTAGTATTTGATATCAAGTCTTTGTTGTTAGAGAGTTTGTCTTTAACAACAGTGTTCATACTTGAGAAGATTTGAATGTCGAGCAAGTCCTCGATGATGGCACGACGATCAGCAGCAGACAACTGCATGAACGGTGTGAAAGATGCTGAACCAAGAATGACGATCTGTGTGAAAGACTTGTAGTTTAGTTTAAGAATAAACTTCTCTAGATAGTCTTGGTAGTCTCTGACAGAAGCATCCTGATTCAGCAAAACTGAGTCTTGATATATCTCAAAGATGTTGGGTTTGATACCACGAACAATCTTATACGACTTTCCGTTAGTATCAAACTCAACTTCTACTACAGTATCCTTGTTGTTAATTGAGTTTACAAGGTTTGGTTTGTTAATGTTACGAAATGCTTTACCAAACAACGCAAAACACAACGCATCAAGCATTGTAGATTTACCCGATCCATTGTTACCAACGATCAAAGTATTTGATGCATTATCAAGTTTTATTTCTGTGAAATAATTTCCAGTGGAAAGAAGATTCTTCCACTTTACATTACGAAAAAATATCATTATTTAAATTTAGGTCCGTCTACCCAAACAACGATTGAACGTCTTGTTCCTTTTGTTACTGGTGCAACACCATGAATCATGAAAGAAGGGAATGCCAACACTCTTCCTTTTTTCTGTTCCATCTTTATTAATTTTTCAGGATCAGGTGATCCTGTTTGAATATAAAAATCTCCACCTTCATAATCATCTGGATCAGATAAAATCAAACTTAAAGATAGTTTTCTTGTTTCTGCCATTTCAATTGGTTTGTCCAAACCAAGAACCGTATCCATATGATAATCATATTTTCCAGGTTCTTCTCCTTCTTTACCTTCATATATTGTGTACTGAAAAGATTCAAAACCATTCAAGTCAAATTCATAAAATCTTCTATTCAATTGATCTGCAACAAAAAGCAATCTATCAAATATCCATTGATTTTCTGGATTAGGATTTCCCCAAGCAACTGTAGATTTTCTGGCAGGATTATTTAAATCACTTACACCATCTTTACCTACAGTATAAGATTCTTCTTTCTTTAACGTTTCGCAATACTCAAAAACTTTTTCTAGTTCTTCTTCAGTAAACAAATCGTCCCAATAAACATATGGATATGTAACTCCTGCACGTTCCTTAGGAAACAAATATAACATTCTACTCATTCTGTTTTCTCCACATTCAATGCCTCAACATAAAGTTCACGCATTACTGTTTTTAATTTATCTGGTTCGACATTCAATTGTAGACCATCAATATACTTAGAAAGTATAGTCATTGTATCTTCGGCTTGATCGATCAAATCTTGATCTTGGTCAAGTGAAACTTCAGTGAAGTCCTCTACAATTGACAAGTCAGATATTCCACATTTATATAGGTTATCAATAACAGTGTCGAACATGAATGGATTCTGTTTGTTGATGACAACCACTTTTACATAAGTGTCTTTGTATTGTGTGTAATCATATTGTTTCCAATATTCAAAATCTTGTTTCGTATCATCATAGGTTATCTTGTGAAAGATTCTATATGGATTCTGAATAAAGGTAAGTTCTCTAGTATCGGTATCAAAGATGTGAAATCCACGTGGATCATTATAATCTGCCCAAGTCATTTCACCTGGAGTACCAACATAGGTAATATGACCGTCACTTGATTTATGGTGGAAGTGTCCGGTCAATACTATATCATACTTCTTTAAAGATGATTTGTCAATACCTTCATGGCAAATATTACCTCTATCCATTTCAAAACCGGCGATCTCAAAATGACCGAAACATATCTGTGATCTAGATTCTTTTATTTTCTCAAAGATTTCAACTTGGTTATCATCACATATCCAAGGTACGATATCAATAGGAATACCCCGAAAATCAACTGTACTAAAAGAATCGTATATAAAAATATTTTCGTAATCATTTAAGAGTAAAGATGATGAGTTAACCTCTAATGTATTCTTGTATGCAACATCATGGTTACCCAGAAGGGTATGAAAATTAATACCACTATCTTTAATAGGATCAAAGAAATACCTGCGTACCATGTAGAGAGAATTAAAATTAATAAACTTACGGCGATCAAATAAATCTCCTAGTTGTACTATGGTATCAATATTATTCTCTTTGAGATATGGAAAGAATATCTCAGAATAGAACTTCTCATAGTGTCGGTGAAAGTCTAAAGAGTCACCACGCATTCCGTGATGCGTATCTCCTAATATGCAAATTTTCATAATGCTATTCTACGTCAGGTGCTAGGAAGTTGTCAACTCCCTTATTTGTTTTTGCCTTTTTCTTCTTCTTGTTTTCTTCAAAGTTATGAATAAATTCCGATATGTTTTCGTACATCTCGAATTGTTTGTAATTGCCATCTATGTCCTCAAACATTTCTGCTTCGTCTAGTATGCCAAACTGTTCTGTTGCTTTGTACTTCACATATAGTTGTTTCTTCTCTTTCATAATTCTACGCAAGAAAGCATAGTAAATGATCTGTGTAAAATAGGCAAATGGATTCTTTGATTTGTCAGGATCAAAGTTTCTAAAATACATTAGACAGTTCTCAATACCATCGGCAATCATCTCATCACGGAAAGAATAAGATATAAAATTCGGTTTACGTGACAGATGTTCGGCGATCTTTAAGAAACATTCTCCGATGTAATTTGGTATAGGTGGTTCTGATTTTCCCTCTTTTTCTGCAAGATCACACTTAGTTTTATAGTCAACAAGTGCGGCAAGGAACTCATCGTTCTTCACATAATGTTTTTCATTTGCCATATAATTTTCTTTCTACGCTTGACAGTTTTATTTTTCTTTGTATAATGGTTTGTGCTTCAATGAAGTTTTGTTCGCTTTATTTCCTCAATAGCTTCCATTACCTCAGCAGGTATTTCAGTTTCTTCTACTTCTAGATCAGCCGATTCTATTTCACTTTGTAGATATTCATCTAATAGTTTACCAAAATCTTCTTGACGTTGTATATTAATTTCAACCATCTTATTATAGTAGTCAACTAATTTCTTTTTGGGATTAAAGTAAGTTAATACATCCGAATTAGAAACAACAGCATGATCTTCTTCTATTAGTTCGTTAGGTAACCATGGTGCAATCAACATCATAGTTTGTCCAGTAGGTAATCTACGAAAGATTAAACGCATAGGATTAGTTAGTTTAACCATGTTTCCAGTTTGTGCGATATCAGATATGATATCATCTCCATTCTGCATACGAATTAGTTTAATGTTCATGTTTTTATCTCTATGTTGTAAAACTTATAGTTGAACTTTTCATCATCATAAATCTTAACACGTTCTATGAAATGTTTCAAGGTAAAATTGACATTTTTACCGTGTCTAAAATCATCTGCTATGTCGAATAAGACTGCTTCTTTTTTGTTGTCTCCGATTCGCAATCCTCTTCCAATTGATTGTAGATTTCTGACTCTAGATTTAGATGGCGAGGCAAAGACCACGTTATGTAGATTGCGTATATTAACGCCGGTACTAAAAGTACCATAAGAAGCAACAATAATGGCATCGTTTTCTTTCTCCGTTATAGATCGAACTGACTCACGAACTTCTGTGTCAGTACCACCAAAGACAAAGAACACATGTCTATTCTTAGCGTGTTCTTTAATGGCTGCATACAAATTCTTTCCGTGTTTATCAACGAACTGGAATAGTATGAGAGTGTTTCCTTCAAGGGATAGTGCCAGATTACGAATGAACTCATTTCTTTTCTGGTTCATAACTATATATTCTATTTCTGTTTGATAGTCCCATCCTTTTGCAATCTTACGAACTGATTCTGGATATTCTAATATCAAACATTTGATTTTAAAATCTGCAAGTTGTTTATCTTCAATTAGTTTTGCAGTGGTAGTTGACTGATGTAGAGGACCAAACAATCCTTCAAGTACCAATCTATGTGTCTGTGTTCCATCAATCGTACCAGTACAACCAATACGATACTCTGCATTGACTAGACCAGACATAATGGTAGTTAATGACTTTGATTTGAACTGATGTGCCTCATCTCCAAATACAAAATCAAACTGTTCAAAATATTCAGGCGGATTCTTGTAGATAGATTGCCAAGTAGTGATAGTCAGAAACTTATCTGTATGCTTGTCTTTTCCTGAATACTGTCTATGGGTGTTGTTTGCGGCATCGTAACCATAAGATTCAAAATCAGAATACATTTGCTCAACAAGAGAAGTTGTAGGAACAATTAGTAATCCTTTCTTATAACCTTTATATTGCAGATATCTTAGAATCAAATATTGAATCAAAGATTTACCTGATCCAGTAGGTGATAATAACAACATTCGTTTGTTTCTTATGGCAGTAAGAAAAGCTTTGTATTGATAATCTCTTATGCCTTCTGTTATAATATCTTTGTTAAGATCAAGTTGTTCTAAGAATTCATTTGCTTCGACAGCAGAAAAATTAACTGTTGAATTTACATCAGGTAAAATTTCTAATTCATAATCTCTTTCTTCACAAAACTTTTCAATGTATGGAATTAATCCATGATAGATCGTAAAGGTTCTGAGATCAGCCAGTCGTATCTTACCATCCCAAAGTTTATTCTTAAACGCAGGCATGAACTGATAACCTGGAACATAGAATGTAAAGTAGTCAGCAAGTTCTTGTGCCGTACTACGTTCACATTCAAATGATATGTACGCTTCGTTTAGTTTGCGTAAAGTTAAATCTGCCATTATCCACCATTAACAAATCTCTCCCACGCAATAAAGTCACGCAATTGATATGTTCGAGAATTAAGTTCTTTTATAATTGAAATACAAACATCAATGATTTCATCATGCACAAGTTTCTTTGCTTTGTACTTGTTGATATCTTCATCTGCTTCTAAGTATGTAGCGATATCAGATTTGAGTGCAAATGGAAACGGATCCCATCCATACTTTTTCAAATCATCATCGTCTAGTTTACCAGTATAATATTCCCATTTAAGTTTCTTCCAACGATTAAGTTGAAACTCAGCATCTCTTGCCATCATACGATGATTGGACAAGATGGTAACATATTTACTGTGTAGTTTAGGAATGTTTAGAAGTTCTTTACCAGGTTCAGTACGATCAATCTCGGCGTCTTTACGCCACATTTCCAATAGTTCTTCAAGCTGTTTCATAAAGTAGTCTCCTTTAAGGAGAGTATATACTAATTAATAAAGGAATTCAAGCTGAAAATATGAATATCTGAACGTTACGTCGGCAGTAATAATATTATCTGGTGTGTCAGTAGACGAGAAAATAATTGACGATAATGATATAGGAAAACTGTCAACAAATCTTAACTTGTAATGAGGTTTGTTTGACGATGAAAGTACCGTTAAAATACCTTCGGCAAATTGTGGAAAATTAGGATTAACAAACGGTGACAAATCTTTTAGTCCTGCATACTCAGCATAGTCTGTAGGGAATGTAATACCACGCATCCAATCATGGATCTCTTTCCATGAAGTTAAATTTTCATCAACTAAAAATGTTACGTTAAACGGTTCATATATCAACTTCTCACCTGGAGAATATAGATCGACGTAAGGAGTATTGCGAGGAATTTCTGCAAGAGATATTCCAGGCATAGTTACTGACTGACAAAAATACTGTGTATTAGAGACACG